CGTCATGTCAGCTTTACCAACGATTCGTAACTTAGTGGTCCTAAGGTGAATTCTTATCGATTCATCACATACATAGTGATTTCGAATCCGTATCTCATTTCTACTGCTTCTGGTTTAGTCCACATAGTAATCTCCTAGTTGTTTGTCCGTTATTGGACTTACTACTTAGGATTAAAAGACTAAAAACCAGCTAATGAAAATCATTAGTTTAGACTAACGATAACCCTTGTTATACAGCAGGTGTTTCAGCTGCAGCTTTTGCTGCTTCTGCTTCCATTGCTGCAACTTGTGGTTCGCCTTGCTGTTTAATTTTGTTGATCAAGGCAACGACTTCCTCAAAAGGATGTTTGCCTAGAGTACGAAGAATAGTATTTGCTTCATCTACTGTCAATTCAAGTTTGATCATTTTGATTTTTTTCCTATGTTATATTTGGGAACTAATTCCCATTCATTTTTCTCTTTAAAAGAGACTACTTTAATTTGAGACAAGGATGCCTTGTTGTCAGCTTGCTCATTATTTAGTATCTTTAACAGATCCCAATCTTGAAGCAAACCAGCAATAGCATTTCTTCTCTCGATATCGCCACTCGTGATGTTAGATTCTTTTCCATCAAGAGCAAACAATTCTTTGAAGTGGACAATAAAGTATCTACCTTGCTTATGTAAGATATGGCAAGATTGATACAACTTGTTTTCTTTTCTGGAAGCGATCCCGATGCGGGTAAGTGTCTCACGAACCTTTAGAAAGTTATCTGGTTCTGGTAGTATCACTTCAAGCATGGACTCAGCTGTCCAGTCGTAATAAATCAATTCGACAGTCATTATTTTCCACCTTTGTATAATTTTTCTTTTATCATAACTAACTGGTCTTCCGTCAATATATCTAGGGCATCAATTGCCTTAGAATCGGAATAACCAAAGTATTCTTTAACTAATCGAAGAGACTCTGTTTCGGCATCTTTTTTGTGCCACTTGGAGAATCTTTTCTTCTTAGAGATACTATTTAGTAAAAAAGAAAACTGCCAGTCCGCTGGAATAGATGAGTTGCGATTCATCTCGTTTGCATAAAGGACTGTGTCGGGAAAATAACCTAAACCCCTGTTAATAATAAAAGGAACATAGTCCTTCTTAGCCATCGGGTCTTCTGCTAAGAGATCTTTCTTTGTAAAATTGATTGCATTAATAAAGTCAAAGGGTGTCATGATATAAATCCAACTTCTTTAAGTATAGACTCAGGACATGCAAATCGTTTTCCAGGAAATCTTTCTATAAGAATTTTCTCTACTGCTTCCTTTGAAGATCCCTGTGCCATGAATTGTTTAGTATCTTTATCGTAAACATATAACATATCATTATGTTTTTCGATAATAATATGGATCTGTTCTTCTTCTTTGGCTTCATCAACTGTGTCAAAGAATTTTTCCATCTGTCGTTTGGCATGCTTTTCTCTGGCATTCCATCCAGCAATTGATCCACCGAGCCATACAATAAATGTATATACTACTAGTAAAATAAGTTCCATATTAGCCTCATTTGAATTTACACTGAGCCATAATCTCAGTGAGTGCTGCCATTATATTTAGTTCATGGTCAGCTACAAATGCTGCTTTATATTGATAGTCTGCAAGAATAAGAACCAACTGTGGAACACTGTTTGGTTCAATCGTGTTTGCAGCACTATCATATAGTTCACGGAATAGTGATGTAGTATCTGAGTCGGAGTTCTTTGAAACCCACTTACGGACTTCGGTGAAGTCTTTTTCTTTTAGAAGTTTGATTAAACTCTTAAATGATTCCTCGGACATATTGACAAGGATGCCAGAATCAATCTTACCAGAAACAGAGTATCGTTGGAGTTCATTTAGAATCCTACGGTAATCTGGAAAGTGTTTCATCACCAACTCAACTACAACTTTAGGATCGAACTCAATCTGTTCTTGTTTTAGAATTTGTGCAACTCGTTTATAGAAAGTTGCAGCGATCTCTTGCTTGTCTTTGTTATCAATCTTAAACTCAATCACAGAACAACGACTGTGGATAGGTTCAATGATACGATTCTTAAAGTTACAAGTTAGAATAAATCGACAGTTATTGGCAAACTCTTCAATGAATCCACGAAGTGCTGGCTGAGTCGAATTAGCATTAAGGTAATCTGCTTCATCGAGGATGACAACTTTTTTGGCATCAGTCAATGATATAGTGGAAGCAAATCCCTTAATCTTAGTGCGCAGAGTATCAATACCAGATTCTTCGGATCCGTTGATCATCATATACTCTGCACCAATTTCATTACAAAGTGCTTTGGCAATTGTAGTTTTACCTACACCTGCTGAACCAGTGAACAAGAAGTTAGGTAGTTCACCTTGCTCTACATACTGGCGAAAAGTATCTTTCAATGCTTGTGGCAAAACACAATCATCAATCTTTTGTGGGCGATACTTCTCTACCCACAAAAACATTTCATCACGACTATCAATCATATATCACTCCAAACATAATAAAGGAACAAGAGGAGATTATACTCCTCTTTGTCTTAGAACTCAAATGTAGAATCAGCTTCTACTGCGACATAGTAAACTAGGTCAGTGTTTGGTGCTTTGAAACGAGAGATTTTCTTACTGGAGATTGATACTTGGTAATCACCTGGAAGCATCTTTAGGTTTTCTACTTTTAAGTTTACCTTAAACACTTTATCAGTCTCACCAATTGCTTCACTGTAAGAGTTACCAGTGGCATTCTTCTTGTCTCCAACAACAGCAGTAACTTTACTACCATCACCAACGATTGATACATCGGCTGCACGAAGGACTGAAGATGTTTTCTTAATCATATCCAACATTGTTGCAGACATGTTAAAGTTAATCTCTGCATCAGGGAAGGTAATTGCTTTCTGTGGTGATACCAAAACAGATGGGTCTGCAGCAAAGAACTTGATGTTCATATTGCCTTGTTTAATAGAAACATACTTGTCTTGGAATTCCAATTCAGGATCGTCAAAGAGAGACATCGCACCCAGAAACTCATTCAAGTCATAGATGGCAAAGTCAGGAAATGACTCAGTAGTTGTTGCGTCAGCCATCACATTCTTTTGTGCACTGATAGTTGCTAGTTTGTTCCCATTCTTAAGGAGAAGATTGCTGTTGATGCCAGCAAAATTCTTAATAAGAGATACGGTTTCTTTAGATAATTTCATTAGGTTTCCTTTTTCAAATTGTACATTACTATGTATAAAACATTATACCTCAAAACGAGGCATTTGGCAAATTTATTTTGAGTATTTAACATCATGTTCATATAAGAACATCAAGCAACACATTGCATGCGCTAAGTGATTTTTGCCAGTCTCGGGATCGTTTTGCTCTCCTTCTTTCCATGCCCAAAGATGTCTTTGCATTGCGTCAAAGTATCTTCGTTTTGAGTCTGGAACATTCTTCCAATTATCTGGTTCGTATTTCTCCGCACCAAATGTTAGAATTTCTACAGTCGCTTTTAATGCGAGTGGTGGTAGTAAACCATATTGAAGTTTACCACCATCAAATTTTCTGCCACCAGTTGTAGCATTTTGCGATGCTTTGATAGCATCAATTTTTGCTTTTGTATCAGTTGCCATAATCTACCTCCAAATGAATGCACAAATGAGCACTCCGAAGAATGCCCATTTATAACTCACTTAATTAAGCTGTACGAGTAAATACAGATGAACCAGCAACACGATTAGCCAAGGCAACCATGGCACGAGTCGGACGACCGATGCGGTATTTAACCACTTCAGTGCCATTTACAACTGCTGGGTTAGAGTAAACACAATAACCTTGCTCACGCAAGTTACGAATTGTGCTTGCAGGATGTGCAATACCAAAAGAGGACTTGATCTGCTTAGCAGTGAAAGTCTTACCCTTGTTCAAATGCGTCAATAGCAATTCTTGTTTAGACATAATATCTCCATAATTAACAACCATCAAATGAAAAAAGTCATCTGGGGCGATGGCAGTACCCCAGATGACAGGTAAAACTCTAATTAGACTGTGATGCCATTCTCACGAAGGATCGCATTGAAGTCTTCAGTGTCGTCATCGAACTCAACGGATTCATCAACAATCTTTTGAAGACGAGACACTTCCATCTTATCTTCTTTCGCAACTGCAGTAGTTGCAGGTGCTTTGACTTTAACAGTCTTGGCTTTAGCAAGTTTCGCAACTACAGCTTTAGCCTTTGCTACTTTTGGAGTATTCTTCTCAGCCAATTCTTTGGCATACGCAGACAACTCTACATCAGTAGGAATCGGCAATTGGTAAACACCACGCTCGACTTTATTCTTATTGAACAACCAGTTAGGGTATCCAATCTTCTCACCCTTTGCACCAGTACGCTGGTCACGAATAGTGTAATAAATTGCAGCACATTCCTTCAGAGTGATCTGAGGATCTTTCTTGTACTGTTTATTGGACTCAAGCACAGCCACAACAAAACGCTTTTGGGACAAAGACAAGTTTGCAAATTTCAACATAATATATTTTCCTTAAAAAAAGTTTCACAAAAATCTAACTAACGAACACTTATTATACTACAATTCCGAATTAAAGGCAAGTTCTTTTTGCAATAACCCTACAAGTTGCAGGGGATTGCAAGACTAACATTTAGAAGGGAATCTCGTCTTCCACCTTAGGAGTCTCTACAGATGCAATGACTACTTCAGGTTGTGGGTTTGACACCTTATCGAACAAGTCAATGAATGCAGCTTTGGTTGCAGCATCGAAACGATTGCAACACAACTCAACTGCTTTCTGATGACTCTTGAAAATCGCAAAGGCACGAACAATATGGATCATACGACGAGTCGTAATAGTTTCATCCACACCACCATCCTCGAAAGTGCGACGAATTGCTTCAGCCCACTTCACGAGTGTCTCTGCAAACTC